GTGAAACTCGAACGCTAAGTGAGGGCCATCCAACGTCTTATGTCCTAATGTTGATAATGCTGCGAGTTTCAGGGAGAATCGCTGTGTTGCGCGCGCGCGAACCCAAAAAAAGGACATTTTATGTCACAACAGCGAAAACCCCGTTCCGACTCCATCACTGGGCAAATTCAGCTCCAAGAAGCCCTGCAGAACCCAATAATCGCACCTTGTACGTTGACTGCCGATGAGTATGTGATCTTTGAGGAGTTACTGGATGGTCTGCCCCGGTTAAAGTGGGATAAACAGTCGATCAGGATGGCTGCGCGGCTATCACGATTGGAAGTATATTTGGATGCTTTGATTGATCAGACCATCCTCGAAGGCCCAACCTCAGAGAATGCGCGCGGCACGCCGGTTACGAACCCTGTCCATACAGCCATGCTCCAAACTGCAGGCTCAGTTAAAATGTTACGCGCTAGTCTCGGCCTGTCCGCTTCCCAGCGCGGCATCCACAAAACCACCACCCCGCCAGCAGAAGAAGCAGAGGCTGCTGCTAAAGCTGCTCTGAAAGCAGTCGGTGGCAAGAATCTATTGGCGTGAAGCTGCCCCAATATGTAAAGAATGCGATCCTTTGTGGCTCTATTCCAAAGCTACGCGACTGGCAACATCTCCCGATAGAAGAATTGAGCATGGGCGAGAAGGTGCTGCGCTTTGCAGCGGACCTGCTCGTATTCCCAGAGGGGATTAAGATTGGCCAGCCCCTCATCCTCGACCCCTTCCAGCAAGCCTTCATTATCTGCGCAATGGAGGAAGATATCCGCAAGGCGATTCTCTCGATGGCGCGGCGCGGGGGTAAGACGCTGCTGATGGCGGTGATTCTGCTGTACTTCATGCTGAGTGCGGATGCGAAGCGCAATACCATCATCCGTTCCGCAGCCATGACCCGCGAACAAGCAGGGCTCATTTATCGGATGATGAACTTAATCTGCCAGCTATCGCCACTGATTGCTGAAGGAGTACACTATCGTTCTGTCCCCAGCAGCAAGAAACTGGTCGGTTTACGCAAAAACGTCGAGTACCAGTCCCTCTCACGCGATGCCAAGTCTGGCCATGGGCAAGGCATCTACGTGCTGGTACTCGACGAGTGCGGCCAAATTGTCGCAGAGCACGACGATTTCCTCGACATGCTGTTCAGTTCGCTGGGCACGTATGAGGACAGCAAGAGTTTCCTCATTTCTACCCAAGCCCCGACCGACAGGGCTTTCCTCTCGCTGGAGATTGACGCGGCTGCGCGGGATAAGCCGAAGGGTGTAGTGTGTCACCTTTACACTGCTCCGACCGAAGACATCCTAGATAAGAAGAACTGGCATGCTGCCAATCCCTCTCTGCGCACCGGCTACCGTGACATTCATGACATCGAGCGCGGAGCACACGAAGCCGAGCGCATCCCGGCGAAGCAAAATGGCTTCCTCAATTTGTTTCTGAACCGGCGAGTGTCGCTCGAAAGCATTTGGCTGGCTCCTTCAGTTTGGCGTGCGGGGAATCGTGAGCCTGTGATGCAGGTGTTCCGCGACAAAGGCGTCCATATGGGCCTCGACCTCTCCGCCAAGAATGACTTAACCTGCGCGGTCATCTCGGCGGAGGATGATTTCGGCAATGTCCATCTAAAATGCTACACCTTCGTGCCGGTCGGCGGGATTGATGAACGGGAACGCAGGGATAAACTACCCCTCACGACTTGGGTGATGCAGGGGATTATCCATGCCTTCCCCGGCAATGTCGTCAGCTATGATATGGTGTGCGAATATTTGCGGGATGAGTTCGAGCGCGAAGGCATTCACGTCTTAACGATCCAGTTCGACCGCTGGAAGATCACCGAGTTGCAATCTTCCGCCGAGCGCACCCGTTTCGCGGTGGACGCGGAGTGGGTCGAAGTGGGTCAGGGGTTCGTCGGATTCTCGCCCCGGATGGATACGTTCGAGACGAAGCTATTGGAAGGGAAGGTCTGTCACGGTAATGCCCCAATCCTTAACCTCGGAGCATCCTCAGCGGTCGTGGACATTGACCCTGCAGGCAACAAAAAACTAACCAAGAAGAAATCCACACACAAAATTGACGGACTTGTCGCGGCTGTCATGGCCGTTCATCCGTGGGCGCACAATGCTGAGCAGTTTGATGCGGCTGCGATTATTGGATAAAAAGAAAGGGGAGAATGTTCCCTCCCCTAACACGATGGCTAAGTCGTAAGTCTATTATACCGGGTTTTCGTAGGAATATTGAACGGGTTTTCAAACATTTGCTTTTCATCGAGAATGGGGCGATAATTAAACATGGACACCTATTTCACGAAAGGCATACAGTCGGCTGACGATCCGCTTGAGTTCGTTATGTCGGAGGAATCCAATGACCGCCTTGGCGATATCATCGAAGCCAAAGGCTGGGAACTTAAAGACTTCCTGAAGAACCCCATTGCGCTTTGGGCGCATAACCATGCGATGCCTGTGGGGACTTGGGAAAATGTCCGGGTCGTGGGAAAGCAGCTACGGGGCTTTTTGAAGTTTGCTGCTGCGGGCACCTCTAAGGAGATTGACACGCTGCGCTCATTGGTCGAGCAGCGCATCCTTAAAGCGGTGTCGGTCGGCTTCCGCCCAATCGAATATGAAGAACTGCACGATGAATCCAAGCGATTTGTCGGCTACCGATTCAAAAAACAGGCGCTGCATGAGACAAGCCTAGTCGCCGTTCCAGCTCACTCAAATGCATTGGCAATAGCCAAATCATTTGGGATGACTGAGGGTGAACTGAAGAGTCTCTTGGGCCAGAATGCTGCGCCCACATTACCGAAGTCCAAAGGGACTGCTACCCAGCCGGTCGCCCGCACACCCCAATCACAACGGAGTACCCCCATGAATATCGCAGATAAAATTCTGGCGAAGCGTGCGCGCCTAACCCAGATTAAAGACCGGCTCACCGAGTTGAAGAATCTCGCTGAAGTCGAAGGCAACGAGCTGAGTGCTGATGAGCAGTCGGAGGTTGCCACCCTCACGGACGAAATTGCATCCGCAGAAGGCACGATCAAGAGTCTCGAAGGCATCGAAGCCGGCATCGCTTCCAAAGCGGCACCAGTCGTCGGCATCCCGAATGCCCCCGGCCCTGCTGCTCGTAAGGAAAAGGGCGGCGTATTACTGGCGCGGCTCGCTACAGCACGCCTCATTTCGCACGTGAAGAAAGCCCCGATCAACTCAGTTATCGAAGCATTGTATGGCCGCGATGACCGGGTCAAGGCTGCATTCCAGTTCATGTCCGACGTGCAAAAGACCGGCACAACCCAAGCCACCACCACCGCTGCGGGTTGGGCGGCTGAGTTGGTCGAGAGTGACCTCCAAGGGTTCCTCGAAGAACTGCAGCCTGTGTCCGTTTATGCCGCGCTGCGTCCTCTGGGTGTCCCACTCAGTTTCGGCGGCGCACATGCAATCATCATTCCAAGGCGCAACACCACGCACAGCGCACTGAATGATGTCGCAGGTTCGTGGGTCGGCGAAGGCGGCGTGATCCCTGTGAAGCAAATCTCATTGGCCAGCCAGACGCTGTATCGTTACAAGTCAGCGGTCATTTCGACCTTCACGCAGGAAATCCTGGAACAGTCCACTCCATCCATCGAAGGCATCGTCCGTCAGGCAATTCTCGACGATACGGCTATCGCTTTGGACGGGGCACTGCTGAGTGCTTCTGCTGTGGTTGCTGGTGTTCGGCCTGCGGGCTTGATGCTGGGCGTTACCCCAACGGGTTCGTCTGGTAATACCGCAGAGAACATCATCACCGACCTGAAGGTGCTGTTCAGTGCAATGGTCACCGCGAAGGCACAGCGCCCCGTGTTGATCATGAATCCGAACCGGCTGCTGGGCCTGTCTACTGTTACTACTGCGGCTGGCGGGTTCTTGTTCCGTGATGAACTGTCCGGCAGCAGCAAGACTCTGCTGGGCGTTCCAGTAATCACCAGCATCAACGTTACCGACACGGTCGTGATGATTGTGGACGCGGCATCCTTCGCTTCGGCGAACGATACCCCGGACTTCAACATCTCCGATCAGGCGACGTTGACGATGGCGAATGCTGACGGTACAGCGCCCACTCAGGCGAACGCAGCAGGCGGCACCACCATCGGTACAGCCGAGCAGGTTGTTCCGGGCGGCGGTATCGACATTGGTCAGGCAGCGAATACCCCGAACGCAGGGTACACCTCGCTGTCGCTGTACCAGACGTACAGCACCGCGCTGCGGATGATCCTGCCTACTTCGTGGGGCTTGATCCGTCCGAACGTGGTGGCTTCGCTGTCTGGTGTTAACTGGTAGGGACACTGGGGAAGTCGGC